CTATTTCACCGAGGATTCGAGCGGCAATCCCGCCGCTTTGCGTACTTCGTTGGCTAGCCGGTTGTATTCTTCCTTGTCCGTCTTCGTTGTCGCGACATACCAGCCCGCTGACAAGAAGCGAATGATTTTCTCCGCGTCGTCCTTGCTCATCGTCGGTTCCTCCTCCGCCGTATTCCACCAGCCCTCGCCGTCGTAGGATACGTTCAAGTCCAACGAGACGCCGGCGATTACTACGTTATTTTGATATTGATAGACGTTGGCGTGATCGCTCTTCTTTCCTTGGCTCCATGCGTAGGTTTGCCAGAAGCATGTGCAGGCGTTACGCTTCGCCATCTCTTCCACGACAGCATAAGAACCATAGACTCCGGTTAAATAACCCGGTATTTGTTTAGCTGCGACTATCAAATATTGTTCAATCGCATCGTAGTCCCTCGGCTGGGCATCGTAATCGACCGCGAAATAAATCGCGCTTCCTTCCGGTTGACCGACGAGCTTAGTCTCCTTGAACGCCGCTTTCCCGTCCTCTTCTCCCGCCGCAGCTCCCCCCGCCGGTCTGTTCGCGGTCGTCTCGAACACGGAGATAACTTGCATCCCTGCTTTCGATATCGCATCCGCTTCGCTCGAGGTAAGCCTCTTCCAAGCATAGCTCGACGGGACAAGGTATCTCGCCGCGAAGCGATACCCTTGCTGGGCTAACGCCCTTGCGTTGATATAGGTGAGAGGAGTGGCGCAGTCGATTCCTTTGGTCATAGGGTGATTGGACTCCTTTCTTACGGCAAGCTAATCCTTAGATCCTTCATTAGATGAGATATCCCGATTCGGGGTGTCGGCTTATGGTTATACGTTCTCCCTTTTCTTCGTGTAATGATATAAACCCGACGCCGTCAATCCGATGATCGAAATGGTCGTTAACGATTGCTGCACAGTTGGCGGTGCCAGCACGAAGGATGCCGCGATCAGCAGACTGATTAAGTGGTAATACTGGCTGGGAATGCGGAATTCCTTCGCTATTCCCACGTAAGCCGCCACTATCGGAGCTAGCATGGCCACTTGGCCGGATAGGTCGGCGAGGTTATCCATCGTTCGGTTCATCCTCCTTGTAAGTTAGTTAAAGTAGCTATTGCGGCAGCGAGAATGGCTCCGACCAGCGTGCGCCAGAGCCAGCGCTGATTGTCGGCTATTTCGTCAATCCGTTTATGCGACGTCCTCGCTATCTGCAAGGCTTCAAGCGCAGTCTCCCGAACGTCCGTCATCGCATCGATCTTCGTCTCCAAACGAACAACGCGCTCCCGGATATCCGAGAGCACGCGCGCTTCTTCGCTGGACATGTTATCACCTCCGGGTGTGGATTTAACCAAAATGACACAAAGATTATTTGTTCTCTGATTTTTAAGCTCAACGTATCAGACAAGAATTACAGTATTCCTTAGAGCCCTTATATGAGCGCCTTTTCTATTAGTTACATTGGCGCTAATCGTAGGGGTGGTCCATGCAGGAATGTCGGATGTTGGTTGCCAATTCACCTATCTGGCTTTGAGATTCGTTTCCCGACATGTTTATCGTTCCTCTCCCGATTCAATAATTTATATAAGGATCGAGTTGAAACTATTTACAGCGCATGTCGTCTGACCTCCCTTCGAGTTATAATTGAATTACAGCATTACGTAATTCCTTAATGTGTATTCCCTTACGATTGGTGACATCTGCCGTAATTGTAGGATCAGTATATACCGGCGGGGTAATTCCAAGCGTTGTAAACATTGATGACATAGCCGTACGAAGTTCCGTGATATGCACCGCCCTTACACCAGTTACGTTAGCTGAGATCGTAGTAAATGAAGCTACTTCCAAACCGCGAGCAATACGTACGGTGTTTATCTTACTGCGTAATTCATCGATCCATACCTTACGAATAGCCGTATCAGCGTTACCGATGTTCGCGTCCGTCCAATTGGGATTTGATATTGCCAATGTGAGGGTGTTAGACCACGGCCCATACGCTACTCCGTCATTAGCTCTGACTCTTACATAATACGTTCCATAAGCGAAATTTGCCGCAGGTTGCCATGTAGTTACAGTACCAGTCGCTATCCTACCATTCGGAGTGAAATGATCAGGATTTGCATCTGAAGTCGCTGTATGATAAATAGTTGTGAAAGCCACATCCGTTGCAAATTGTATTTCATAAACTAGTGAATTAGCGTCAGGGTCTGTTGCAGAGAGCCTAACCTTCGGCCTCCTGTTGTACAAAGTACCAGAAACAGGCGTAGATATAATTGGAGCGTTCGGCGAACGACCTATAAAGGTGGAAACGGTACGAACAGCTTGGCTATTTCCGTTGTTATCGAACGCATAAACATGCGTTTGATACTCGCCGTAATAGTTTCCGTGATTTGAAATAGGAATGTCATAGTACCAATGTCCTCCACCTGCATTAACGCCGTTATACCATTGTATGTCATCTTGACCACCAGGAGTTGTCCAAGTCGGGAATTGAACCTTTTGAACGCCAGATCCTGCATCAGACACTCCAGTGACCTCAACGCGAAAGGTTTGTCCTAGTGTCAAGTTTAAGTATTGTGCTGCAGGTGTTCCTCCGGTAGCCGTGGGAGGTATGGCATCAGGCGGAATGTAATCAATCACAAGATAAGGACGATTCGCTTCAGCTTCTGATGTAGGCCACCATACAGCTTGACCGTTACTACCTAAACTTCCCCAGTTACCAATGAACGCGCCATAACCAGTTCCTGCTTTTTGAGCAATCATCTGCATTGTAATATTGATGTTAATCCATTGTGGTCCATGAACATAAGCTGAACCTTCATACTGCGGACCATCCACATAAAGAACAGTCGGAGTATTGTAGTAGTGTATTGTCAATTCGTTCCAATCGGAAGTTATTGTGTTAATTCTGAATGCATAATAATCTCCGGTATTAAGGTTCCTCGATGAAGTATAAAGATAAAGGCGCGCTGAGGTTATTGTGGCACCGGCAGGGACAACTGATAAGTTAGGCTTTATATATGAATAAGCTTGTCCGCTGTCTAATCCTTGCCCTACACTTTGTTCGCTTATTGAACCTTGTTCACCAGCATAAGTTGAATAAGTGTAAGCATCGTGCCAAGTTGAATCCGCGGTGATTGTAACTTGTGCCATATCTTCACTTCCAATCTTGTATTATTTGTCTAAGGTGTGTACGTCCTTGCAATTGCAAAAGCGGTAGCTACAAATACTGTGTTTGCAATCGTCGTATCCGAATCGCCAAAGGTTGCCGTCGGAAAGGTCGGTTTTCCGGTAAAAGCAGGGCTGTCTAGATCTGCAATTTTAACCCATACAGGCTTGAAAACGATATCTTGTGTTGTTGTAACCGTTCCTGTCTCGAACATTTCATTCCTCCGCCTACGGAAAATTAAGCGAATTCCTCTTGCTCCTGAGGACGCATGAGTGTTTCAATATCTCAATGTTTGCCCCGTAAGTGTAACCCTAAGCAATCCACAAATTCGGCTAAAGATATGTGGGATTGTCAACGGACTTTACACCGTGGTCGACGTTTGTGAATGTGGCCTCAGTCACAAATTGCAATTTGAAACTTAATGCATTTCCATCCGGGTCGGACATAGCCATCCTAATTTCAGATCGATTATTGTATAAAGTGCTATTATTTGCCGGGCTAGAAATCACACCGACATTTGGTTTGCGATCTACATACGTATACAAAATACGCATCGCTGAACTGGTTATTATCAGCATTATCGTAATCGTAAACGTGGGTTAGATACTCTCCGTAGGTATTGCCATGGTTGGCTATTGGAATGTCTACATACCAATAACGCCACCAGCATTTGTACCGGCATACCATACGAGATCATCCTGTTCGCCCGCTGTTGTCCATCTAGGGAATTTCCGATATTATACCGTTCGATCTAGTTGAGTAACCGGAGGTTAGTGAAGGTTTTACTTATATGGAACCCCTAGTGGATTCATTAAATATTATTCTGCGCACATTAGGAATTACCCGGCTTAGTCCCTGTCCATATTACATACACTTTACAACGACATTACCGGAGGGTTTTGCCAGTAAGAACCGCTTGTGAGCTTAAAGTCTAAAATGTACCGGTGTTCCTAGAGTTTACCCATGACATGTTTATTCGCCGCTGTCACTGTACTTGCAAGTGATATTTCCAACACAATCAATATCATCTTCACCAAGCCCTGAATTATGGAGCATATGTTCTAGCAAGAGCCACGGCAGCCGTTACGAAAGCTGTAGTTGCCAACTGAGTCGTACTTGTACCGGCAGAAGCGGTAGGTGCTGACGGAATACCACTAAAAGAAGGTGATGACAGAGGGGCTTTCCCATTAATTGCTGCATTAATAGCAACATCCCGTGCTCCCATTGTATCGATGTCGCTTGCAACTGCAGGATCAGCAACCTTTGCACGACCTGCAGAATCACGTTCCATTAAAGTACTTGCAGTAGCTGCGCTGGTAGAGCCGTGAACTCCCGATGTGTCTCCGACATGTTCATTATAAATCTGCAGATTTGCATCAAGCAGGTCATCGTTCCTATTATGGTTTGCTACAGTTGCGTTGTCCGAAACTTCAATTTTTTTAATTCCGCTCCGTAGAATAATCAATTCTTAATCCCCCTTATTCAATATCCCAAGTTTCTAATTGTCCGAAAGTGATACCTATATTCTCAATATCTCCAAACGTCAGGCCACTCTCTTGAAGCGCGCCAAAGGTAGTGTAAGTAAAGGAGTAGTCAACAGATAAATGAGCCGGTTTAATCTCTTCGATAGCTGCTTTAAGGTCATCCAGATTCGGCGGGATACCCAAAGTATCGATAAACTTAACCGTAAATGAGTAAGCTTCTTCTTCCGGAATTACATCAACCTGCCCGCCGTCAAACGCTTCCGCTACTCTCTTAATGAGTCGCGTTGTTACGGTACCGACGCCTCGAATCTTAGAGTAGATAACACTACGCCTCTGCTCTACGGGCTTGGAAGAATTCGTTTCGATACCTAGTTCCCGCTCCCACTGATCCAATCCCCAAGTTGCGGTTTGTACGAATTGCTGATCGAGTTTTTGAGCGACTTCATCGATGATATCGTCCAGCTCTTTGCCTTGCGACGCCAATATGGATTGCATCGATCGAGAAGTAGCATAGAATTCAGGAAGGTAACCCATCATTTCCTTTCCACGAACACTCGTAAGACCTAAGTTACTCATGCAAGCTCACCGTCCCCAAGACGGCAACTTGTCCCATTCCCATTTCGATATTAGCGCCGTTACCGTTTAGGGTTAAAGCGGAGAAATCGACGATGTTCGGATTATCCAAGAAAATGGCGGAAACCCTTATCGTACGAAGTAATGGTTCGTTATAGGCAAGTTGCTTAAAATAGTCCTTCAAGCTCTCCTCGAGCTCCGTCTTGACGGAAGCAAGCATTGCCCCGGATACGAGAGAGACTTGTACGTTAATATGAATGGGAACTTCAATAGCCGGTGCGACCGTTACTCGGGCTCCAATCGGGGCCTTACCTTCCCCCACGCTCGGAATTGGTGCGATATAAACTTGCACCTCATCGACAAGCTCCGTACTTGGAGCTCTTTTCTCGGAATTCAACACGAACACTTTGACCGTACCCGGTCCATTCCAGATCGGTTGTACCTGAACTCCTCCGACTCCCGGTATTTCTTGCGCCCACTGAATGTAATCCGATATATTACCGCTCGTACCGGGTCTGCGAACCTTTTCTAGAAATCGCTCCCTCAATATCCCATCCGATTCCTTATCTTCCCCCGGAATAATAACGTCCGACAAAACCGCGCTCGCGAGATTTTCAATATAATCGATCGGTAGCATACTGCCGAAATGCTGATTTCCGATAATGCCGGCAATCTCAGATTCGAGAATATATTCACCGATATTCTGACGTTCTAACACGATAAAATTTGTCTTCGCAATAGAGAATCTGCTTCCGACGGGTACGTCGGTCGGTAGATTGGAGGAATTAAAGAACTCGCCTTTACGTCTAGCTTTGCTAGCCAAGCTGCGGACGACCCCAAACTCCTCCGTACGCCTATCGAGATATTCTCCGCTTGCCGTATTCGCAAAGGACAAATCCATCGTCCGATCCATTTCGGCATATAATTCCGACAATTCCAGCGCAGCCGGTGCCAAAGCATCATATATGATGCTACCCTCCCGCTTATCTAAATCTTGCTGAACATTGTTCAACATCCGTTGAATAATCGTTTCGAATGTCTGATTCTCATACCTAAGCATCAGATCACCTCCTGCGAAGCCTGAAAGCTTCCTATTGGGGTTACTACCGTGAATCGGGCAAGCACAGCGTTCTCTTGAAAGGACACTTCCATATCTTCAACCGCGTCTATTCGTTCGTCTTGCAAGAGCGCTTCCTCGATCCTTCTCTTTAACTCGGATCTGTAGATTCGCCTATCTTGCCCGAGTAAGGATATCATTTCGATGCCATAATCGGAGTCATACGCTAAATACTGAAACCGTTCCGTTTGCAATATTTTAAAAACGGCTTGCTTGACGGCTTCTATTCCATCGATTTTTCCGGAAATAAGACCTGATTTCGGATCGAATCTATACGTTAGGGAAGTACTTTGGAGATCGAAATCATCGCCTAATTCAGTTCCAATCGAGTTGCCGGTTGGAATCATATCTTCACCACCCGGTCCAAAATAATATATTGTTGTCCGCCTTGTGCCCGCAATAATAACAAGTAATCGTCTTTGGCAAGCGCCTCCCGGATAGTGACTTCCTCCGAGCCAATCAACACCTTACACTCTCTGAGGCTTTCCGGGATAAGCAGCAATTCTTCCGAGAGGATGAACCTTTGATCGATTAGCACGGATAACGGATTCACCTCTACTACTTGTCCATATAGCACGGTAACGGGATTGGTAGCCTCAACAGCTCCTACTCCCGCTTTCTTCATGATCTCCAGTAAGCTCATGCGATCACCTTCACGTTAAGAGACATATAATGATCATTTCCGTTAAAATGGTGGGAACACTCGTCAACGAGAAAATATTGTTTGATATCGAGCGTCTCCAATATCACATAGACGAGAACACCGGCTCGTACTTGAATGTTCCCTATGGAATCCAGCTTTAGCGTTTTCGATTCGCGATTTTTCAAGGTCATCATTTGAATCAACTTTTCGTTGATTTGAGCCGCATTCATTTTTTCGTCGGCTTTCTCGAAGTATTGCAATCTGCCCCACCGTGCGATATTTCCGCTATCCTGAGCGATATAGACGTCTCGCTTCCCGGTTTCTTTATTATCCTGAACGATCTTGATTCGGTTAAAGGTATCGCTATCTATGGAACGATTGAAATCGTAACTGTAGACCAAGCTATCGTCACCAATGACTAAATCCAGTGCTAACTCCGTAATATTTTGAAGCGTCAAAGAACCGAATTTGTCATAAAAAACATAGTTCTGCAAAGTTGCAACCAAAGTACGATCAAGTGCCTTGCATATAATATCCATCAGCTTCACGTTATCTTCCACCATAGCCGGAATGGAATGTTTGGTATTCGCAAGAACGCCTACTTTCAATTGCAAGTCTCCCGCGATTTTTTGAATGATCTGCGTGGCTGTCATACCATTAAGAACATAAGTTTCGTTAGTCATCAGGTACCGTAGTTGATCGTAGGCCAATATTTTTACGTTTTCTTCGATTCCGCTGTCAACCGAAAATACGTAACCATAGAAAAGCCCTACGCCGTCCTTAACAAGCCTGACGACATCTCCTGGATTGCATTTGAACCCATTCGTCTTAGTTAATCCGCCGATTACAGTAAATTCGCAGCTTGACGCTTTGCCAATCCGGCTAGTTTTCCACTCAATATCAGACGAGATCATTGATATATCCCATATGTCGCCATTTTTATTATCGATCAGAAGCTCAATCATCCCGCTCACCTTCGCTTAGGAAGCTTCAGTATGGAACCTATCCGAAGCGTCTTGATTTGAGAATCTGTAATACTGTTTAATTTCTGAATCTCACGCCAGCGGGCATCGTCCCCTAGCATTTTCCTTGCTATTCGAATCAGGGTATCTCCAGCCGCGATTTTATAGGTAGTAGGTTTCACCCGTTCATCCGGCCTTGTAGTATTATTTTTGGCAGCATTAGATTCGGCTGTCGTGCTGCTAATCGTGACCTTCTTTGGTGCGAAATAAACATATTTAAGCAACTTAACGGAATACTCGATGTCTCCGGGCGTGCCTGCTACTTCCTTCCAATCAAAGCTTTCGATGCTCACCGGCAAATTGATCTCCACATCATTCCCCACGTAAATCAAACGGAGAGGTTTTCCGCTATTCATCCAGTCTCGAATCAGGGTTACATATTGCATGGGTTTTAATACTGTTTTAGCGGATGAATGAAAAGGGTCTATATGGAAGTATCCGTTGAACGAAATTTTCGAGAGCGAGCTCGGTTGAATAACGTTTATCGGACCGCTGCCCGAGATTTCATAGATCTTGCCGTTTCCTTGCTCATTGATTTCAATAGAATCGGGCAAAATCGGAAAGAGAAATCCCTCTTCTTGATCATTAGTGCTCAGACTGAGCTTGTATTCCGTTTCGGCCACTAAGCATACACCCCCTGCGCGGAGGACGTAATCTCCTTGGTCATCGCTTCCTCGATTCTTTTCAACATTTCGTTTACGTCGACTTCATTCTGAATATCTCCAGTTTGAACTTGCACCGTAGGCGTTAGCGTGACGAAGTTCTGAATACTTTTGATTTCGGCGAGTTCCCTCATCGTCTTCAAATCCTCGCTAGACACGTCGACGGTGTCGTCTATTTTGCCGATCCGGCCGACTTCCCCTACTCTAGGAATATCGGCGGTGGCGGCACTCCCGGCATCCCACTTTTTCATATCCGGGTTTTCCGGTATTGCGGGCTTTTCGCCTGAGGGCTTACTCAACTTATCTAGGTGAAGCGCTGCTTTATCAACGTTAAAATCTTCAGTCGCATCTGCAATCGTATTAAAAGTGTCTTTGATTCCGTTCTGTAAACCTGCCTTGAATTTACTGCTATCGATTCTCTCTAGTTCAAGGTTAGCCTCGGCTTTAATTCCAAGAAAACTTCCCACGGCATTAACGACCTTATTAATTCCCGAAAGAAAGATATTGACCCCGTCGATAAAACCGTTGATGAATCCTGTCCACATATCGATGTACCATCCAACGGCAGTTGAAATAATATCGCCCATTGTCCGGAACATCTCCGCGAAAAAATCCCTAACCGGTTTAAGTGCAGCGATTATGGCTAACAGTGCGACGATAAGTCCCACGATGAGTCCGATAAAAAACGGAATCGGATTGCTCCACATGGCCATATTCAATGCGATTTGTGCCATACGGACTACGTTGATTACACCTTGATACACCGCCATAATCGCCGAAACGGCAAACAAGATGCCATAATATGTGGCAAACGCCGCTACCAAGCCGAGCACAAGAGGCCCGATTACCGGCAATGCCTGTAAAAACAAGTCCCATAACCCCTGGATGATAGGAGTCAAGAACATGATTCCTTGATTAATGATTTCGAATAGCCAAGTAAAGAAAACTCCGGCTAGACTAATAATATCCGTCACCGATATTCCCAATTGATCCAAAAATAATAAGATTACTCCAATTGCGGCGCCTATTAATAAAATGGGCCAATTCAACGACAACCAAACGGGGATCGTTTTGGTGATAAGATCGCTCATCTTCGATATATTACCTAGAATGTCTGCTTCGACGATGTCATTAATCGAGCTTAGGATCGGTTGGACCATCGTTAACTGTTGAGCGGCAGCACTCGAGGATTGCGAGGAACCTTGTTCATTAGACCCCGAAACGCTTTGGCTCGACCCTCCGCTCGTCATGGTCTCTTCCATCGCCCGCGGCACTTCGCCCAGATTCTGAAATGCATCAGCGGTTTGCTTAATGGATTTCATCAACGAACCGTATGTGCTCTCAACCTCGTTAAACAAGCTCAATGCCGACTCCGCACTTGCCATATCTTCACCTCCCTTTCCTTTTCGAACGTCTTTCCTTCTCTACCCTTAGATCGATCATGGCGAAGATGGCCGCCTTCTCGCGGCGACTCATCTTCATCATGTCATGCGGCAATACGTGAAGCTCATGGAGGGCGTAGTAGGCATAATTAGCCTCCGAATCGCCCTCCTTGATTAGTTTTTTACTTCATCCACCAACTCGGAAGTACTGCGGTCGAATCCGTTCAACTCTTGAACCTTGCCAACAAGCGCCGCATACTCTCCGGGCAACAGCATTTTGCGCAGCAAGTTTTCCGCTCCGAATACCGAGTAAGATTTTTGCAACTCGGCATCTTTTAGATTCGGGTATTCGACGCTTGCCACGACCAATTTGACCATGTATTCGTCAGCGCTCGTCTCCGGGACATACCCGCCGTTTTTCCCTTTCACTCTCTTCGTCGCGGCTTTGCGGCATTCTTCATTCTCCGCCTCGGTCATACTGCGCAGCTTCCATGCAACTTGAATCCCATCGTTACTCTTGAATCTGGAGGATACGATAAATTCTTCGCTAACGTCCGTTGCCGCATTTTCCGAGAAAAAGACCCTAAGATCACTCATTCGATCGTTCCCCCTAGTTATGCCTGAATCGGCTTAACGAATTTGTCTTGAATATCCACGTCTTCGAATGTAAACTCGATTTCTTCGTCGAGTCCTTCGCTTTCCGTGTCTAATTTGGCCATAATGATGCTATTCAAGTTTACTCCGCTTAACGTAATCGTCTGTTTGCCGATCGAAGAAGCCGGATCTTCATTGACGACGACGATACTGAAATAAGTATCCCGACCGCTCTTGATGTAATCCAGCATCATTTGACGGAATAGAGAGGTTACGTAGTAGACAGTCATGCTTCCGCTACCGCTCCAACCAATTGCCTTGTGCTGCGTGACCCGCTTTCCAAGCGTTTTGACCTCCGCTTTTTCTTTTTCCACCTTGGCCTCCAGGGCCTTAATATAGAACATTTCCTCTACTTGCCCGTTAATGGTCGCGTATGCGCGGCCTTCTTGACCCGAAATCGTATCGGTCGCTTGTAAGAATGCCATCTTACTTCACCTTCACTTTCATATATACTTTTTCGATCGCATCGACCGGCTGAATGTTTAGTTCCACGTATACGCTATCCGTTTCTACTCCCGGTAACACTTGGAGATCCGTTTGCGCATTGAAGTTCTGAATGATTCCGTCGTTTACAAGAATGTTCAAATACGAAAGGCATTCAGCCTTTAAGAGATTTCGGCCATCAATGTTGTTGTCCACTTTACCGATATAGAAGTTCTCGAAAATCGATTTAAAGTCGTTGGCTATCCCGTCCATGACCCGAATGACCCGGTTTTTGGAGAACGCTTTGCCCTTAGTCGGCGAATAGTCGCGAAAAGTATTAATATCCAGCTCAACGATAGCTCTACCCCTATTTTGGACAAATACGAAGTGGCCACCCTTCAGCGCTGCTTCGATTTCCGTATGGGTATATCGAATATCGGCATCGACGGCATCATCGTAAGCTTGATACGTCAGCGATTCCGACATCTCGGCACCCGCCGTAGCGCCTGCTACCCAAGCCGTTGCTTTGACCGCATCCAAAATCGTTCCATCGGACAATACAACCCCGTTCTTAACGCTAATAATCCCTTCATGATCCGCAATCGCGTAATCCGCGAGAACGGCTTGGACCTTACGCCCTTCATCTTGACGCAAACGCTTCACGAACGCTCCATATAAAGATTTAAGAGTATTATCCGCTGAAGACAACACTACCGTATTGAAATCATGAACTTCGATTGCGGTTAGAAAATCGGAATAGTCCTGATTAAGGACAGCTCCGTCCGTTCCGCCTGTCAACGGTATTCCAGCGCTCGTGGACAACGTCCCCGTGCCGCCGAAATCGACCCACCCGTTATCCGAAAGCGAAGCGACATTCAATACCGTTTGAATATCTACTATTTCACCTGATACAAGAGTCTTAACATCGAACTTGGTATTATCGTCAACATTATCTTCTATAATGATTGAAATTGCGTTTCCTCGAATGCCGGCATACCGCGCTGTAAAAGTGATCGTTCCTTGCGTTGCCGTAGCCTTAGCTCCTTCGTTCAGTCGATAAAGCAGCAATGTTTTAGCGCGTTTCAAGGCTTCTCTAATTAATAATGCCTCCGGGGCGGATTGATCGTAACCGATTTTGTCCGTCAACGTTTCCCCGGATTGAATGGTCATAATTTGTTTGGATCGGCCCCAACTCAGCGAAAGCGCCAAAGCAACTACGCCTTTCTCTCCAACCTTGCCTAAGGGTTGACCATCCCCCTCGAAATTAATGTACACACCCGGTCTGACTTTATTTTGCGTAACCCATGTTCCTCCTGCCATGCTTATACAACCTCCTTGGTCGCGAATTGATCGAGAATGTGATTTACCTCAGCAACTGCATACTTCGTTTCTTCATCTAGAAGCGCATTAATCGCATCCTTCTGAGAAGGGGTGTACTTCTGCGAAGCTAGAAATTGGCTCTTAGCATAAGTAACTCCAGACGACTTCTTCCCCATAATCCGATCATCCTCCTATAGGTGATATTGATCATACCGTTTCGATTTCTTCAAAACGGGCCTCTCATAACTAAGTGGCAACCGTACGACAAGTTCGACATCAACCGACAAGAACGATCATGCTTCCAATGTTGTCCGTTACCTTGCGTTGAGCCCGTACCATATAAGTGCCAACGCTTGACTTGCTGATGCTTAGCAGTGCCGCGATTTCCGCATGGGAGTAGCTTTCTCCGAGGGCTAGCGTGTAACAGTTGCGTTCGCGTTCGGTTAAACCCCGAAGGGCGGCTTCGAGGCGAAATCGGCTTTCCTTCGGCACCTCTTGGCCCGTCTCCTGCGGCATTGCCGTATGAATGACCATGGGCAGCTTGTCGGGATCCGTCGGAATTTCCCTTTGATATCCGGCACGTCTCTCGATGCCTCTTCGGTTACCCGGCCTCCTCCCGGTTTCTAGCCATTCGATAATATAGGAACAGCTAGCGATCATTTCAATGACCAGCTTCCGATCTTTATCCAGCGTTAAAATGTTCTCCATATCTTCGAGACTTCTCACCGGCTCCAGCTTTCCGATTCGCACCGTAAGCTCGTTCGCCGTGCGCAGAAGCATTCTCCTCGTTTCCGAATAACTCTCAATTGTCGCTGGCCCTAGATCTGTAATCCGATTGAATTCCATTTTAAAACCCCCTCTATTGTTTTGCCAATTTGGCAAATACGGACTATCGGTAATGCTTAGCTGAATCCCTTCATCACTTATGCACAACTCGTTCAGCAATCCCCTTCATGCTGAATCACTCACTTATTGCCAAATCGGTAACATATGCTCATCATAATTTGCCAAAAAGGCAAAGTCAACATCTATTTTGCCAAAATGGCAAATTTAAAGGTTTACCAAAACGGAAAATATGATATACTGAAATTATCCATTACAAAGAAGGAAGATTACCATGTCGTTGGGTTTTCGTTTGCGGGAACGACGCGAGAAATTCGGCAAAACGCAATTAGACGCCGCTAAGCATTTAGGTATCAGCAACGTTCAACTGTCTAGATACGAAACGGATGACCGGAAGCCGGATCCCGATATGCTGATTCGTTTCGCCGAATACTACCATACAACCGCCGATTATTTGCTAGGCCGAACGGATAAAGCACTCGCTGATTTAAGCGATACTCCAGCCACCACAGAATATCCCGTCTTCGAGGAATTCATCAATAATCCGGAGCATGGCGTGTTTTTCAAGGATTACTTGAATGCCCCCGAAGAACGGAAAGAGGAAATGCGCCGTTTCTGGGAATTCATTCAGGAGAAGGAAAAGGGTCGGAAACCAGGTGACCGGCAACACGACAATTGATCATTGCTCACGAAGCCCGCAAGGGCTTTTATTTTCCCCATAAATACGAACATACATTCTCATTATAAGGATGGGCCTAATGTACAGATATTATCAAACGACCCCATTGGAGCAATGGATCGAACAATTGTGGATCAAATCCGGAATCGTCGCTCACTCGCACTTGAACATCGACGAAGTGGCTACGCGTTTGGACGTGTGGGTTCATTATATGAAAAATACGAGCCGCGCCTTGGAGTATATGGGGATGAGGTCTATTATGATCGACAACCGCCAAGTACGCGAAGTCCAGTGGGAAGATTTCTTGCATGAGCTTTGCCATGTGCTTCGGCATGCGGGGAATCAGACGACGATGCCGCGTTTATTCTGCGAGGGTCAAGAAGCGGAAGCGAATCGATTCGTGCTTTATGCGGCCATCCCTTTCTTCATGCTGCGCACGCATAGGCTTCCGGACCGAATAGATGAAGCTGCGGAGTATATCGCCTTCCACTTCGGGGTTACCCACGAATTGGCGCTCAAGAGATTGGAGCAAATCCAACGCAGGATTTTTGCCACCATTTTGTGGGACGAGGCATTGAAACAAGAAGCCCGCAATCTTGTGCTGAGAATCGATCTTCGCGGCAAAAAAGCGGTGTTATAACGCGCAGCTTTACACATTTGAAAACAATAGGATTATTCTAATAGTCATCCAGATGTTTCCACGCAAATCTATGAGGGTAATGGAAATTAAAGTATTTAATAAACTAACATCTAGTTAACAGTTACACTCCCTTTTCTTTAACACTTAGGCGGTATGATGACATTATCAATTTACTTAAGGTGGTGATAACGTGCGGGATATTAGGGACACGGTACACGCTTTGGACAATACCTTCCTCATCAACAAATTCCATTTAGCCTTCGAGCAATCTCCCGATGACGAATTCATCCAGATCCTTCTCGAGGAAATCATAAATCGCCAGCTTACGATCGAAGAAGTTTTGGATACGTCGAACGTTCATTGA